GCATAAAAAAGAGGAAGCTTTCGCTCCCCCCGTAGGCATTATCTATACTATCAAAAATTTAGGCGAATAGCAACAGATAAAAGGAGGAGCGAAAATGGGGAAAGAAACCGAAGTCCTCGTTCGCCTTGCCGCAGAAGCCGGCGCGAAGGCAGCGATGGAAACGCTTGAAAAGGAACGGCAGAGGGAGCGGAAGTCGCGGTATGACCGGCGCCTTCGCAATACGAAACTCCTCCTGCGAAACTTCCGGATGTTCAAAGAGCACTGCGAAAACGCCGTGTTTGATGCCGCCCAGCTTGACGAGAATGCCATCGACATCCTCGATCTCATGTGGGACCGCGACAATGCCGACACGATGGTGGAAAGCATTAAGAAAAGCGCTCAGCGCACTGCAATCATCATGCGGCATATCACCGATATGCTGGCGCTTTATGAGACATACTGCTTCCGCTCCGGGAAACCGGAGGACGCCAGACGGTACCGTGTGATTGAATCTCTCTACATATCGGACGAGCCGGTGTCAGTCTCGAAAATAGCCGCACGGGAGCAGATCGACGAGCGCACGGTCTACAAGGATGTGGACGCCGCCACCGAAAAACTTAGCGCCCTGATCTTCGGCATTGACGGGATGAAAAGGGAATGATTGCATGGGGGCAAAAAGTGGGCATTGTCAGGGCGGTATAACAAATGCTATACTCAAAATTGTAAAATTCTAATTCGTCGCCAGGGCCACCCTGCGACCGCCGAAGCCTTACGCTCTATGCGCGGGGTTGATGTAGGCGGCGTGGGGTGGCTCAAACCTTATGCAGAGGAGGGGAAATAGAGCGACTAGACACCGTGTTTGCTCCTTCACGGTGCAGCCCGAAACGCAGAACCGTTCGCCAACGGGATGCCGACGGGACAAAAAGGAGGAAGCCAAAAATTATGGAGGTTATAAAACTTCCTATCTCGTCCCTGCACCGCCCTACGCTGGATGCCCGAGTACATCCAGAAAATCAGCTGCATGAGTATGAGCGGAGCATCTCTATGTTTGGTCAGATTCGGCCGCTGGTCGTTGATGAAAGCAACAACATTCTAGCCGGAGTCGGATGTTATGAAACGCTTCAGCGGATGGGCATAGAGGATGCGGATGTTTATCGGATCGAAACCCTGACAGAAGAACAGAAGAAAAAACTTCGCCTGACAGATAACCGGCTGTCCGAACTCGGATATGATGATCTGGACCTGTTACGCGAGATTTTTTCGGAGATCCATAGCGATATCCCCGGGTATGATGAAGCGATTATTGCAGACATAATTGAGCAGGCAAACGAGGCCACGGCGAAAATGATCAACGAGAGCTCCGGCTGCGATGGCTCATATGTGACTTATCCTACCGATTCTGACGCGCCGGCCGCAATAGAAGATAATTTTGAACCCGAGCCGCCAGAAACCGCAATAACTCAGATTGGCGACATCTATTGTCTCGGAAAGCACAGATTGATGTGTGGAGACAGTACATCCATGAGCGACGTTAAAACTCTTATGGACGGAGAGCGCGCCAGATGCGTGTTTACAGATCCGCCCTGGAACGTTGACTATGGCGGTGACGAATCGCACCCCAGCTGGAAACCCAGAAGAATTCTGAATGACCACATGAGTACCGAGAAATTCGGTGCTTTTTTGATGTCCTCTTTCTCTGCAATGAAGGAGGTTTCCGAGCCCGGCTGCATGACATACATCGTTATGTCTGCGCAGGAGTGGGGAAATCTCATGGACGTGCTTAGCGAACTGGAATATCACTGGTCCAGCACAATCATATGGAAAAAAGACAGCCTGGTGCTGTCTCGAAAGGACTATCACACGCAATACGAGCCAATCTGGTACGGATGGCTCAATGGCTCCAGGCTGTGTCCCCTAAAGGACAGAAAACAGAGCGATGTGTGGGACATTCCGAGGCCGAAAGTATCAGAAGAGCATCCCACCATGAAGCCGGTCGAGCTCGTAGAAAGGGCTCTGAAAAACAGTTCCCGGGTAAATGACGCAGTTCTGGACCTCTTTGGAGGAAGCGGGACAACAATTATTGCCGCCGAAGAAATCGGGCGCCGCTGTTTTATGATGGAGCTCGACCCAAAATACTGCGATGTCATTGTTCAGCGGTACATCAAGCGAGTCGGGAGCGATGCGGAAATATGGTTGTTAAGGGACGGAGAAAAGAGCCCCTATGCCGATACTTCTGCGAAGTGCAATATTATGTAAACCGTCGCAAGAGAGGGGGCCGCTTCCGCCCTGCAGCCTCCTCCCGCGAAACAACTCAAAACCTAAAATCTGATGTGAGGTGGTGATGATGGCAAGGGCAAGAAGCCCCAACAGAGATAAGGCAAAAGAACTCTGGCTGCAATCCGGGAAAAAGCGCTTGCTAAAAGACATCGCTGCCGAGCTAGGCGTTTCCGAAACACAGGTAAGGAAGTGGAAAAATCAAGATGCATGGGAGAGCCAAAAAGCAAAAGGAACGTTACCAAAAAAAGAAGGCCTCGGCAAAGGTAACGTTACCAAACGAAAAGGCCCTCCAAAAGGCAATAAAAACGCCGCGGGAAACTCTGGCGGCCCACCGCCCGGTAACAAGAACGCTGAGAAGCACGGCGGGTACTCCGCCATTTTTTTTGACACCCTTGAAGAGGACGAGCATGAGATGGTGTCCGGCATGGACTTCGACAGCGAGCAACTGCTGCTTGATGAAATCGCTCTCCTGACGGTCAGGGAGCGGCGCATCATGCAATCTATCAACAAGTACCGGAACACAAAGGGCGGTCAGGCCGTGGCCCGTATCGAGAGATTTGAGGATAAGCGGGAATTTGACAACCCCGAGGACAAGGAACTGTACGAGGAGCGGCAGCGTGAGAAGATCGAGAATGGCGATAAGCTGCCCGGCAGATCGGTACGCCTATCCACGGAAACGGAAGCTACTTATGATATCATACAGCGGCTCGAAGAAGCCCTCACGCGCTGCCAGGCTCAAAAACAGAGATGCATTGATTCTTTGAACCGGCTGCGCGAGCAAAACGGCGGCGGCTCCAATCTTGTGGATGACTGGGTAACTGCGGTGATGGAGGCAGATAGCAATGAAGCAGCAAAATAGCGCTTCCGAAAGGCAGCAATTTTTTAACCAGCGTCTGCCGCTATACCGGAAAGACATCACCTTGTTTGCGCGGGAGCTTCTGCACTTTGAGCCGGACGATTGGCAGCAGGGCGTATTCCTTGATGTGGTAGAGAGTAGCCGCATATCGGTGAAGTCCGGACAGGGCGTCGGAAAGACCGGCACCGAGGCCATTATTGCCCTTTGGTTTCTTTCCTGCTTCCCTTATGCGAAGGTCATCGCCACAGCGCCGACGCGCCGGCAGCTGAACGATGTGCTTTGGGCCGAAATTGATAAATGGAGATCGAAGTCCCCGGCACTTTCACATATCCTGAAATGGACCAAGACATATATCTATGTCATAGGGTATGAGAAGCGCTGGTTTGCCACTGCGAGGACCGCCACGCGGCCTGAGAATATGCAAGGCTTCCATGAAGACAATATGCTGTTCATCATTGACGAAGCCTCCGGCGTAGCCGAGCCAATCATGGAAGCGATACTCGGCACCCTGTCCGGCATCAACAATAAGCTGCTGATGTGCGGGAACCCCACAAAGACCAGCGGGACTTTTTTTGACAGCCATACGGCAGACCGCGCAAACTACCGCTGCCGTACCGTCAATTCCGAGAGCAGCCCCCGCACCAACAAGGAGAACATCAAGGCGCTGGAACGCAAATACGGGCGGGAATCCAATGTATACCGCGTCCGTGTCCTTGGGGAATTTCCATTGCAGGAGGATGATGTTTTCATTCCCCTGTCGTTGATCGAGGCCAGCGCTATGAGCGAGCCGGAGGACGGCCCGATTGAGTCAATTCACATCGGCTGCGACGTCGCCCGCTTCGGCGACGATAAGACCGTCATTGGGTACAAGGTCAATGAGGTGGCTACCATCCACAAGAAAATCCGGGGACAGGACACCATGCGGACCGCTGCCGATATCGCCGCCCTTGGCCTCAAACTTGTAGACAAGCATCACTTTGACGGGAAAATCCCGGTGAAAATCGACGATGGCGGCGTCGGAGGCGGAGTCGTTGACCGCCTACGGCAAATCAAGAGGGCCGAGCCGCAGAAGTACGACTGGATGGAGGTCATGCCGGTAAAGTTCGGGATGCGCATAAAGCACCGTTACTATCAGGATACCACAACCTTTATGATGGCAAAGGTGCGAGAGCTCCTGCAAAACACCGACGAGAACGGCAAAAAGAAGCCTATCGAGCTGATTCTTCCCAACGACAACGACTTGATCGCCCAGCTCTCCTGCCGAAAATATGAAATGACCGCAAGCAGCAAGCTACAGGTCGAAAGCAAAGACGATATGAAAGCGCGCGGGCTTCCGTCTCCGGACGAAGCAGATTGCGTGCTTTTGCTTTGCCTGCCTGTTACGCTGAAAAATGGCCAGAAAGGAGCGAAACAATGAGCACAGAAACCGAGAAAAAACCATCCCCGCAGGTATCTGCCCGCGTTATCAAAGCCCATGAGCAGCCCATAAAAAAGGCTGACAGCCCAACCACACTGAACAAGGAAGATCTAAACGGCTCCATCTGGCTCACCCCTCCGATAGAACTGCATGGGCTGAGCAGCATGGTGGACCACTCTACTATCCTCCCACAGTGCATCCGCGCCTACAAGGACAACATTGCCGGGTTTGGCATTGCCCTTCGATACAGAGAGGATGCCGACGATGAAACCGAGGAAATGAAAAGCGAGTGGAGCCGGGCCGAACAGATCATTGACCTGCTGAATATCGACCAGGACACCAAGGAGGTATTCGAGGACATCATCGAGGACCGCGAGAGTTTCGGAATTAGCTTTCTGGAAGTCATCCGCGACCTTGCCGGTGAGGTAGTGCAGATCGAGTTTGTGAAGGATACCCCGACGGTGACGAAAACGAAGCCGCTCGACCCGCCCATGGAAACAGATTATTTCTATCGCGGTCAGGTCATCAAGCGGAAAAAGCGCTTCTGCAAATACAAGCAGGAGAAGAACGGGAAGGTCGTGTACTTCAAGGAGTTCGGAGATCCGCGCATCATGGATATACGCACCGGTGTATATGCCGCAGAGGGCGAGGCAATCGATATCGACCATCAGTCAAACGAGCTGCTTGAATTCGCCATCGGCACCGAGGACTACGGGAAAGTGCGCTGGATCGGGCAGGCCCTCAATGTTGACGGCAGCCGGAAAGCCGAAAACCTGAACAACAACTACTTCGCCAATGGCCGGCATACGCCGCTGGCGGTCGTGGTGTCCGGCGGTACGCTATCCGAGGAATCCTATGCTCGCCTGCAACAGTATCTGGACGATATCAAAGGCGAGAAAGGACAGCACTCTTTCCTGCTGCTTGAAGTGCAGGATACCGAAAACAAGGCGAACTTCGAGGAGGACAAACAGCCCAAGGTTGAGCTGAAAGACCTCGCGTCCATCCTGCAAAAGGACGAACTGTTCCAGGACTATCTCAATAACTCCCGCAGGAAGGTGCAATCGGCGTTCCGGCTTCCAGATCTCTATACCGGCTATACAACCGACTTTAACCGCGCTACGGCACAGACGGCTATGGAGGTCACGGAAAAGCAGGTGTTTCAGCCAGAGCGCGAATCCCTCGCGTGGATCATCAACAATAAGCTGCTCAACGGATACGCTTTCAAATATGTGGAGGTTTTCTTTGAAAAGCCAGATATCACAAATCCTGACGATCTGTTTAAAATGCTGTCCGTCTGTAACAATGCCGGCGGTTTTACGCCCAACAAGGCAAAGCAGGTCGCATATGACACCATGGGCTGGGACGGTTGCGAGGATTACGAGGGTGACTGGGGCGACATTCCGCTTACCGTCGCCGCAAAACAGGCGGCACAGAACACCGCTAATTCTCCGGAAGTAATGCAGCAGCTCACCGATCAGATCAAGAAGGCCGCCCGTACCGGAGAAAGCGACGAGGTTGTGTCCGTCATGAAGCAGGTGCGCGACCTCCTGAAAAGTATGCGGGGTGAGCAGAAATGACCTTCGACTTTGAGCCGCTTATCAAGGCGCTCGACGGCTTCATCGCAAAAGCTGACGATAAGCGATTGCTGGAAGCGCCGCGAAACTGTATTGAATATGTAGTACTACATGAGTTTTGCCATTTTATCCATCCAAATCATTCAAAACAGTTTTATGGTTTTATGACCATGCTCATGCCTGACTGGAAGGATCGGAAAGCCGCGCTGGACAAATGTGCAATATATTGGCTGTAGAGGGGCACCAATGCTCTGATAATGAAATCCTGATAAAGTTTTGATAACAGGAATCCAAGAACACCGTATGCGTAGGACAATCCAAATCAAGAGAGACAACGAGAAATCATATTTTCTAAGCAGTATTGTTTAGAACGAGGATTACCTTGGCGAGTGGGAATAATTTGAGAAACCCGGAAAGCGTTGATATGACTGCATTTCCGGCCCATTGATCCCATCCGTGGCAACGATTTGGCAACGCTTTTCATGATTCCATAAAAAGAGCTAACTGACTTTGCAAGTCAGTTAGCTCTTTTTTTATTTCTCTTTGGTTCGGGTCAGCCCTGGTCAGCCTGCTTCTTCAAGTCCTCTGTCAGCAAATCGCTGAGGCCTTGTGAGGGAACCTTCGCCCATTTCTGTGTGGTATCAAATTCAGGGTAGCGGTAGCGCCATTCATCGTACTTTTCTTTCGAGATTTCACCTGTGTTCTGCATTGCAGCCGCCTGACTCCATGCGCACAGCATTTTGTGAAGCTCGATGGCCTCTTTGTCTTTGGACTGATCGACGCAAAGGCAGACCTCGCCGTCCAGTTCCTTAACCGTGAGACCATAAATATCTTCCAGTGCGAAAAGCGTGTGCATTAAACCGGTATAACTGTCGATGTTGGGAACATTCAACGCTTCCGGCGAGACTTCCAGCACCTGTGCCAGCGTGGCCGTCAAATCCTCTTTGGGTGTCCGTGTTCCGGTTTCATATTGGGCCAGGCGCACATCGGCGCTCTTTTCCGGGAAGCCGACTGCCATGCCGAGATATTTCTGCGTCATGCCGCGCAGATTGCGGATGAAATGGATGCGTTCACCGATTGCCATAATCATCGTCCCCTTGTCTGCAATTTGAATTGCATAATCACTATAGCATAAATGCTTAGGGATAGTCAAGAGAAATAAAACAAATTTGTTTAATATTTTTCTGCAAGCTCATTGACTTTAACAATGATGTTTAGTATAATTGAGAATATGCTAAGCATATATGCTTAATAAACAAGGGGGCGGAGACAAGGGCTGAACGAGCAGGCCAATAAATCCATGCGAAAGGAGGAACGAAAATGCCTGAGAAAATGTTCATGCGGGTAGAAGAGGTCGCTGAGGAAATGGATGTTTCTATTCCCTATGCGTATAAACTCATCCGCAGACTGAACAAGGAGCTAAGTCAGACCGGATGCATTACGATGGCCGGACGGATCGACCGGAAATTTTTCCATGAAAAATTCTACAGCACAAAGAACAAGAAAGAAGGGAGCGATTGATATGCCGGTTTATAAAAATTCTGACAGCGGTACGTGGTATTCCATGTGTTGGTTTACGGACTGGCAGGGCCAGCGCAAGCAAAAGTGCAAGAGAGGTTTTTTGACAAAGCGTTCAGCTCAGGACTGGGAGCGGGAGTTCCTGATGCAAAAGCAGGCAGACGTGAATATGACCTTTGAAAGCTTTGTCAAGCTTTACGAAAGGGATATAAAGCCCAAGTTGAAGCTGAATACCTGGTTGACCAAGGAAAGTATCATCAAGAAAAAAATACTGCCGTATCTCGGGGAACGCAAGCTTTCGGAAATTACGGCGCGTGATGTGATCGAGTGGCAGAACACAATTCGTTCTCTGACAGATTCCAGCGGAAAGCCCTATTCAACCACCTATCTGAAAACCGTGCACAACCAGTTGAGTTGCCTTTTCAATCATGCTGTCAGATACTATGGGCTCCAGTCAAACCCCGCCGCAAAAGCTGGGAATATGGGCAGTGAGGAAAGAAAAGAAATGCTTTTCTGGACGAAGGCCGAATATCTGAAGTTTATTGATGCGATGATGGATAAGCCGCTTTCCTTCTACGCCTTTGAAATGCTTTACTGGTGCGGTATCAGGGAAGGAGAACTGTTGGCACTTACACCGGCAGACTTTGATTTTGAAAGCGGCACGGTTTCTATTAACAAATCCTATCAGAGGCTCAATGGGAAAGACGTAATCACCACACCCAAAACGAAAAAAAGCAACCGCGTCATCAAAATGCCGCAGTTCCTATGCGACGAGATGAAGGAGTATATCAAGATGTTTTACAGCGCTGCGGACGAAGATCGCATCTTTCCGATCACAAAGCACTATCTCAAACACGAAATGGAACGCGGCTGCAAAGCAACCGGGGTCAAGCGTATCAGAATCCATGATATTCGTCATTCGCATGTTTCACTTCTGATCGATATGGGATTTACTGCGCTGGCCATTGCCGACCGGGTGGGGCATGAGAGTATCGACATCACGTATCGCTACGCTCATCTTTTCCCCTCGCGGCAAACGGAGATGGCGGAGAAATTGAATTTGGAAAGGAGCCTGTAATCATGTCACTAAAGAACCGGGATGAACACAACCGCTGGAGGAATAAAACGGTGGCGTTCCGCATATCGCCGGAGGAAGATGATCTGCTTGAAAAGCTCGTCAGGCTATCCGGTCTTACCAAGCAGGACTACATCACCCGGCGGCTGCTCTGCAGGGATGTCGTTGTACAGGGCAATCCCCGCGTCTTCAAAGCTCTGCGTGACCAACTCGCCGATGTGTTGGACGAACTGCAGCGCATCGAAGCCGGGCAGAAAATCGACGGCGATCTGACGGATACGATTGATATGATCGCCGTCATTATGAATGGAATGAAGGAGGAGAGCAAATGAACCCTGAAAATGAAGCGGCGGCCGTCCCTTGTGCATCTGTTGGCGCAGATGCGGGACAGCCGCTCTCTCAAAAATCTGAACTGAGTATAGCAGAAGAAAACGCAGAATGCAATGAGCCGACGAGAAATTTCGCTGATATGCAAAAGCTGATGCGCCGTCTGAATGACCCTGCATATCTTCCCACGGTATCCATGAATGATCTTTATGAGAACGTTTATCAGAGCAGACCGCCCATTGTTGACGGCCTGCTCTGTGCCGGAACGTATCTTCTGGCCGGAGCGCCGAAGGTCGGGAAATCATTCCTGGTCGCCCAGCTCGCCTACCATGTCAGTACGGGCCTGAAGCTGTGGGATTACGAGGTCCACAAGGGCACCGTACTCTATCTGGCGCTCGAGGACAATTACCAGCGTCTGCAGGAGCGGATGTTCCGTATGTTCGGCATCGAAGGGACTGATGATCTCCACTTTGCGGTCTATGCCAAACAAATTGGGAACGGGCTGGACGAACAGCTCGAAAAATTTCTGCGCGAGCATCCCACCACCAATCTTGTCATCATCGACACACTGCAAAAGGTGCGCGAAGTCGGCGGCGACGCCTACAGCTATGCCAACGACTATGAAATCGTCGGGAAATTCAAGCAGTTTGCAGACAAGCATAACATCTGTCTGCTGCTGGTCCATCACACGCGGAAGCAGCCTGCCGGAGATAAATTTGAGATGATCTCCGGTACCACAGGGCTACTCGGCTGCGCCGACGGCGCGTTCCTGCTTCAAAAAGAAAACCGAACGGATCTTTCGGCCACGCTGGATATTGTGGGGCGTGACCAGGCCGACCAGCGGCTTTATCTGACCCGAGATCAGGAACATCTTTGCTGGAACCTGGATCACGCGGAGGCTGAGCTATGGAAAGCTCCGGCCGACCCGCTGCTGGAAGCCGTCGCCGGGATGCTCACGGAGGCTGCACCGGAATGGCAAGGCAGCGCGACCGAGCTGATCGACAAACTTCATCTTGAGATTCAGCCGAATGTCCTCGCAAAAAAGCTCAATGTTCTTGCCGGCCAGCTGTTCCAGGCCTTCCGTGTGAAGTATGAAAACAGCCACGGCCGGAGCGGCAGCAGAATTAAACTGACGCTGGCAGATAAGGAGGCGTGA